CGTTAGCGATGACAACTTGTTCCATGCTCAGTACAGACCTATGGTTTATCAAGCCAATATCAAAACAGATAATGCTTTTGATGGCGTGAAAGACCAATATATGTCTGATGAAGGCGTTGGTATTCAGTTAATTGAATCACATAAGTTGTTCAAAATAACTGCTTCTTAAGCAACAGGGAATAGCTAGGGAGGGTTAACGCTCTCCCTAGCCCTGATAAGGAAATAAATGAGTACTTTTAAAGAAAAAGTCGAAGACATAGTAGGAGTTACAGTATCTGATACTACTGCATTGAGTGATTATCTAACAGCATCTGCACGTGAAGTATCAGATATTTTACCAGATGAAGTCCTGATATATAACTCAACTCTATTGGAGAGTGCATCTACTGTAGAAATTTCCAATACGAAAGTTTTTGCTGTTTCTAGAAATGGTAGGTCTACTGTGGAAATCCCATTCGGGATGAGTGCACAAGCTGGAGATAGTGAGAGTATTCACTATGCTACTGTAAAAAGTCCTATGCATTATTTTAGGGGGTCTACCCTAACTATACTACCTAGTCCAAGTAGTTCTGAAAAAGCTCAGGTACTTAGGTTTGTATATCCATCAGTTGTGCATAGTGCATCTGATATAGATAATTTTCCAAGTAATGCTGAATATGCTGTGGTCCTTGGAGCATCATGTTCTGTTATAATGGGCTTAATGTCAGCCCAGAGAGAAGCTACTCCAAGTGCATTATCCATAAGTGACTTATCAATTTCTGCAACATCTCCTTCTGCTCCTTCTGTTTCAGCTCAATCTGTCTCGTTTAGTGCTGGGGCTCCTACATATTCAAAGCCGACACAAACTTTTGATGTAACGCAGTTAGAAACATTTTTAGAGACCAATGAAGATTCTGAACTAGCACAGATTCAGTTAGGCAGATTACAACATGAGTTAGGCGAATATCAAGCAGATATACAAAATGAATTAAATGAGTTCAATAAAGAGACTACTGCATATCAGGCTCAGTTGCAGATAGCAATACAAAATGCACAGTTAACGTCAACTGACGACGCACAAAAACTCCAGCTTTATTCAGCAGAAGTACAAGATTTCCAAGCATCTGTTGGTAAAGAAGTTCAGGAATATCAATCTAATCTATCTCAAGAAACACAGCAATTAGGTGCAAATATTCAAAGAATACAGGCAATATTCCAATCTTTGAGTGCTCAGTATCAAATGAATCAGGCTAAATATCAAAGTGAATTACAAAGATTAAGCGGAGCTAAAGTATGACGCAATCGCAACTACATGAATTAATAAGGTTACACCATCCAGATATGACAGAAGGTGAAATACGTATCCGATTAAATAATGCTATGAAAGAGTTTTGCCGTAAATCAAGAATTCTAATGGGTGCATTCCAATTTGATACTGTTTCTGAACAGAGATATTACGGTCTTGATTCTAAAATTATAGAGGTAGAGTCGGTTGATTATGATGGAGAAACCATTGAGCGTCTTGTTGGTAGACCTAAAAAGAGAGATTTAACATGAAAGTATATTGGCTTGAACGAGATGCAATTGCAATTGCAGATACAAGCGACCTAAGGACATTTACAAGTGTTACTGAAGCTAAAACAGTCACAATGTTTACCATTAAAGAAGATGAGCCATTTGTAGCTGATGATACATCCAGTACTGGAATAGGCATGACAGAATCGTCCAACATTCAAGATGAATTCCACGAAGCATTAGCTTACAGGGTTATCCAACAGGGATATGAAAGAAAGCCAGAATCAATCCAATTAGCTGGATACTTTAAGGCTCAGTTTGAAGAAGCCATATCGGAAGCTAAAAAATCATCTAATAAAGGCTATGATAATAGTAGCTATAGTATTCAGGGGTATAGTTACTAGTGGCATTTATTAGTAAAAAAGCAAAGTCTAATAATTTCATTGGTGATGCTTATTGGCAAGATGTAACACAAGAATGGAGATTTATCGAAGCAATCGCAAAAGGTGGACTAGATTTTAGTGTAGATGAGTACGACAATATACAGACATTATTAAAGTATTCAAAACCAAGCTACCAAGAGCGTACCAAATACACACCACCCGTGGTTTCAATAATTAATGTTCCAACCACCACCATGACGAGTATCTAATGCCAACCTTATACAATCAGAAAGTAAAAAACACCTTCCCAGACCTACTAACAGTTCTTGGTAGTACTGCTGGAGAAGGCTTAACGAGTTCTGCTAAACAAATATTTGACGGTGACGGTACTGGAAGCCCACTCTGGATAGGTACTAACACATTAGAAATGACAGGCTCTATAACAATTAATGGAACATTAAACTTAAAAGAAAAATCATCACAACCGAGTAACCCTACAGATGGGGATTTGGCTTTTATAAGTGGTGAATTATACATAGCCAAATAACTAACAGGAGTAAATCATGGCATGGACAAAAGTAGTAACGGAATCAAGTGATTCTAATATAGCACAAACTGCGGCAAAAGCAGTTATATTAGAAACAGCAAGAACAATATCAACAACGGGTGAAGTAACGGTCACTACAGGTACTTTTGATGGCTCAGGTAATGTAACAGGGGCGGCAACAATAACAGATAATGTAGTTGATGAAGCAAATCTGAAGATAAGTAACTCCGCATCTGATGGTATGTTTTTACAGTATAAAGATGGTACAGACGAACTAACTTGGGCTACACCAACTGATGTATCAACAGTTGCAAATTTAACAGATACAACTATAGATAGTCCAGCTGATAATGAAGTTCTAGCATGGAATGGTTCAGATACATGGATAAACCAAACTGCTAGTGAAGCAGGGCTTCAACCATTGGCTGATGATTTAACTACTTTAGCTAGTTGCCAAACTGGTGCGGCTACTGCTTTAGCCGCATTAACAGCAACTGAAATCGGAGTAATTGATGGTTTAACTGCTAGTACTACAAACCTTAATAATCTTGACCTTGGTTTAACTGCTACAGGTACAGCAATAGCATCTAAGGCAGTTGTTCTAGATGCTAACAAAGACTATACAGGCATAAGAAACTTTACAATTACTGGAGAGCTTGATGCGGCTACGTTAGATATTTCAGGTGATGTAGATATTGATGGTAGGTTAGAAGCAGATGGATTGTCTATTAGTAGTACAGTAGTAACATCTTCAGCCGCTGAGTTAAATATATTAGATGGTGTAACAGCTACATCGACTGAGCTGAACTATTTAGATATTACCACTCTTGGTGCATCAGAAGCATCAAAAGCAGTTACAGCAGATGCAAGTGGTCATGTTACTATTTCTGATGGAGCGTATGACTTTGATATCGCTTCTCACGATGGAACAAATGGATTAAAACTTGGTGGAGTATTAGTTACTGCCGATGCCGCTGACCTAAACTACGCAAAGGATTTGTATGATACTGGTGTTACTTCTACTGAATTTGACTATCTTGATGGAGTATCATCTAATGTCCAAACTCAGCTAGGTGCAAAAGCAGAATTAGCTGGCGATTCTAGTCAAGACTTTTCCGTACAAAATTTATCGGTTACTGGAAATCTCTCTATTACTGGTACAAGTGAAATCAGAAATACCACTACAGAAACCATAAATGTTGCTGATAATACAATAGTTTTGAACTCTGATAAATCAGCAACTGCGGATGTGGATGCTGGAATAGTTGTAGAGCGTGGTGGTGATGGAAATAATAAATCTATCTATTGGGACGAAGGTGATGATAAGTGGAAATTTGGAGATAGTTCAAGTGCTGTAGTGGCTGGTACATATCAAGGTGATGTGGTTTCAATGGATGTGAATTCATCGTATGCAGATGGAAGCACAGTAGTTCCAATAGGACATTTTCAATATGATACCAATTCATCAACTCTATATGTTCGTACATCTTAATGTCCAAGCTGGTTGCTAATGTTCAAAAAACAGAAATAAAATTATCAGTTAAAGACACCGACTTCCTTCTTAAACTGATAATGAAATCTGTGTTTGAAGGTGCGGAGATAGAATCCGCATACAATGTAATTCAAAAACTCTCAGAGATACATAGGAAACACCTTGAAAGTTGAACTATCACCTGACGATTTACAAGTTACTATTATGTCTCTT